TTTACGACGAATGTTGAGAGATCATGTGTACGTGGTAAAATATAACGAGGACTACCTTCATGGATATCATGTCTATCGCACTTGACAGGATCAAGTGGGAGATTCCACCGGAGATCCTCCAACTGGCATTCGCACCTAGACGGTATGACCCGTCGAGACAACAGTTCAACCGCGATAACCAGCTCGGAGTGTCGACCGACGCAATGATTCGCCGGGCCGTCATTGATGCCCGTGTCATGATTGATGTTAACTTGTGTTCGGGTGTCGAGGATGTTATCAGTCTCAACGGGCTGGTGTCTCAACGTATTGACGCATGGAACACTATCTACCACATCCCTAAAGACCGTACCGGTGGACGCACGATCAACGCGGTCTACTCGGTCAGCTTTGGGCAGGGCAATGCACAGGGCTCTTATCAGCCAGGGACCACCAACAGCTCCGCTTCTCTCGATGCGGCTGCGGGTGTGTTGCAAACGAACATGCCTTGGACTCAGGTACAGTCGGCTTACGCTGACTTGATCGGTGAGAACGTGGTACTGCTCAGTAACATCGGCCAGATCCCAGGTCTGCTGTACTTGCGTTGTCAGTTGAGCCATGAGCCTAACATGGGCAACCTCAAGCCAGAGAACTACGACGTCTTCACTGACCTCTGTGAACTGGCCACCAAAGGCTACGTCTACACGAACACCGTCATCCCATTGGACGAAGGTGCGATCCGTGCAGGTTCCTCGATTGGGCGTATCCGTGAAGTCATTGATGGCTACTCGGAAGCGAACCAGATGTACAAGGACAAGAAGCGCGACGATTGGATCGTGGTGGCTCACCTGAACGACCGTGAGAAGTCCAAGCGTACAAATCGATACCTTGTCGGGGGTCGACGTTAAACATGCTCCACCGGGCTCACACGGGCTCGGTGGAGTCTATGCCGTCACTTGACCAGACTGGCTGCGTAGGATTCCCCACTGGTGTGCAGTTCGTAGCCTGAGGCTTCAATGGCTGCCAGTCCTTCATCGTCTACGCCGTTGGCAATGACGACCCCACCATCGGGGATAGGCATGTCGGTAGGCCATTTGTTGACCAGTGTTGCCAGACGCCCAGGCTTGGAGTCAGTGGTGATAGGTGTAGCGAAGACACCGTTGGTCACGCTGTTGACGTTGGTGAAGTCTTCAGACGAGGGGTTGATGTTCGTCGCAGTCCGGTTAACAGCAAACCCACGTTCAGTCAGTGGTTCGGTAATGCTGTCAGGGAGAGTATCGAAGTCCGAAGTCTGGATGCCAACAACGGGAGCCGCAGCGTAACCCGGATCAGCGGCCAGTTCTTCAAGGGAAGGTACCCAGTTCATCATGGTGGTGTACTCGTAAGGGAAGGTGAACACATAGCATAAAAGCCCAGTCGTTAGACTGGTGAGTGATTAGTGTAATTAATTACGGTATTGAAATATACTCTGATGCGCAAGTTTAGCTCCTTCTATTAGGTGAGGCTACGCCTCACTGAAAGGCTCAGCTGGGTATGCTCTTCCTCCCATCGTCCACTCCGTTACCTCCCTACGGAAGACAACCCACAACAGCTCAATCCTCAACCTACCCAACCCCCTGATTTAATACTCACTTCGTTCGCATTAAATCACCCCCTTCCCTTCCTTCTCCAAAAGTAAAACGGGATGATCTAGCATAAGATAGACCCAAGCAAAAAAAGAAAAGACGAGAACATAAACAGGCACCCCGAAGGGTGCCCTTATATGCCGTCAGTACACGCGGCGCAATGCCGCAATGAAACCTGTAGGTCGATGACGCAGAGCGAAGTCTGTACCCTTCTCTCCCTCGACTGAGTAGCCGATGACGTAGAAGCCGTGGCTCTTCAGTTTACTCATCTCGGCGTGGTTCAAGCGGTTCTGACCCTGAGGGTTGGATGGAGTGATCCACTTGGTACGCCACATCAGTTCACGAGACACATCGTTTAAGGTGGTCCGCAGTTCCTCGGTGAGTACGACCTCCTCGATGTTGCCTTCTGGAAGCAGCGAAACCAGTTCATCAATAGACAGCGAGGCCGTATGGCCAGTAGGACGTGGCATGGTAGCTCCTAGTGTACGTTGTAAGTCATGGTGGCAATGTACCCGCTGAAGGGGTGCATGACTGTCCAGCCGATCTGGTCAGGATTATTGATGATGTGGACATCCATCCCCATGACTCTGATCTCTGCCAGAACTTTCTCGTCCGGGTTCAGGATCTTATCCCGGTTGAACGGAGTCATGAAGTCCATGGGCTCCAACCCAGTGCCACGGTACATCAGTTCACGACACACTTCGGCGCAGAAGAACAGCGTGGTAGGATCACGCTCTTTGATCAGGTGAGCGTGCTTGTCCAGGTTGTTGATCATCCACAGGATGGTCTGCTCCATCAAGGGGCGGTTATGGTCTAAGCCTTCAGGGATCTGAATACCCGCCATGATAGCCGGCGTGAAGTTAGTACTTGGGTTAATCTTGTCCACAACTATCTCCTAGTGGTAAAGGACTTCTTTGGGGAAGAACTGTTCTTTTCTCATGGTGTACGGCATCTGAATGCGGTAGTGGCACTCGATCGCCTTGCACTCCACGGTGAACGTGTACTTGTTGTCTTCGATGCTGTAATAGGTCCCTAGCCCAAGGTCATCAAACGACTGGGCTACATCAGCCATGGGATGGACTAGCAAGTAGTGGTACGCTGTACCGGGCAGCATGTTCGCCCTCAACCCTGTGATTGCCATCAGGATCTTGGTGCAGACAGTGATCATGTACTTGTTGGTTTCTGGGGTTGGGTTGCTCCGCAGGTGATGAGCCACATGTTTAAAGGCAATGACAAGTTGTCGGTGTTCGAGGTTGTTACTCATGACGCCTTCCTAAAGCTCAAAAAAAGAACGCCACAGTCACCGGGCCCTAAGGACCAAGGGGATGTCTGGACCCGGTGTAGGGGAGTCCGTGGCGTTCTAAAGGGATAGTCGGTTAATCTGAGCGCCGTGGAAACGAAGGCTTCGCAACGATCACGTCGCGGAACTGGAACCCACCTTCACTCTCAGGGCGCTGCCGACGGAGAACCAGTGGTCGAGGGGTTTTCAGTTGAATCTTCCACGGGTGCTGCCGGGTGAAGGTGGGTTTATCATCAACCCAACCACCTTGCGGGTTCTCCATGGAGTCGACGCCGTTGATTTCATCCAGCAGGCGTTTGTTCTTCAAGTCATGCTGAGTGTCAGCGATCTTGACGTCAGCGTGTTCCTTGAAGGTGATCGAGAAGATCAAGGTAACTTTGTCGAAGGCGGTTTGGAAACCGACCGCGTCCAGACGATCCATGATCGGAGCCATCATGGCACAGCTCCAGTTACCATCTTTGCCCAGCGTCGAGTTCAACGCTTCTTGCAGTTCACAGGTGATGTGTTCTGCGGCAGGATGATGGTCAGCGGCTGCTTGCCATTGCTGGGCGGTCAGGCCCGCGTTGAAGAAACCAGCGATCGCTTTTACACGCGTAACGATGGTCACTTCCGGGGTGTGGTCTACTGGCGTGGTCATCTTGACTCCGTAGGCGTTAGGGGTGTTCAGTTGGTCAACCCCGTCGAGGAGCATCCAGAACACTGGATGGTCGGCGAGGGAAGGGCGTGGCGTGTTGTGTTGTTGTTCTTCTGCGATCATCACGGCCTCCAAGGCTTCGTCAAACTGGTGGTACTGCAAAGGGATGAACATCGACGTGGTTGTTTGCACAGGTTGAATCTCCGGTAGATCAGGTTAGGGTTTTAGAACAGGTGAGTGCTACGCAGCTTCGAGCACGCTTTGATGGCGTCGTCGATGCTGTCGTGTTTGCCGATGGTCAGCATGTCATGAGCGTTGAACTTGCTGAGGTATGGCGTGATGGTCAGCAGAGGAACCCAGCTTTCCAGCAGGTCATCGTGACCGTCGAAGAAACGTTCGAAGGTTTCGCTCTTCGGACCAGACACAGGTTTGCCCAGGTAGTCCATGATCAGACGACCCGCCATGCCTTCAGCACCACCAGCATCCAACACCTCGGTAGCGGTGAAGTGTTTGCTGAGAAGTGCGACCATCTTGTCATCCATCTTCACAGAAGCTTTCACTGCGATGATGTGCATGACGTGCGATTCGCCTTTGTGAGCCACAACGCGCTGGTATTCACCGTGGGCGTTACGATCGTGGTACACGCTGTAGCCGATGATGCTTTCTTCGGTCTTGTCCTTGGCGCGTTCATCGCGGAAGGTACGACCACCGACAGTCTTGTAGACAGGCTGCGGTACTTCGTACTGAAGGAGCATACCGTTGCGATCAACGAGTTGAGTGCGCAGGGCTTCAAGAACGGTTGTAACATCAAATGCTGACATGTGAATCTCCAAGGTTAAGTGTGTTACTCGAGTTGGTAATGTATGGTTGAGATTTAGTGGAATCAACGGCGTATCCGTATGACAAGCTTAGCCATTACTCAAACGGGTTCCTAATATGTCCAGTCGCTTTTTCCCAACGGGGACCATCTCTCTTGAAGCTCATCCGGTTACTTCGGAGGAGATGTTCGGCAAGAGCGTAAAGTCCTTATTCGAAGAGTACTGTGGGCATCTGGTCGTTGATCAGAAGTTCATCCACAAGCTCCAGTCGTACCGCCAGACCTTTGCCAACAAGAACGAAGACCACGTGGCCTTCTTCGGTGGGCATCTGATGGGTGTGCAGGAAGTCAAATTCCTCCCCTCCGACAAAGCCGAGTGGTTCAACAACCTGCTCGACGTCGATGAGATCACCCTGCAAGACGAACTGCTCACGCTCAAGACACTCGTGCCAGACCCGACCAAGGTGCGCTTCGTATCGACCGACGTGATGAACCTGTCCTGTCTGTGGCTGATCCACAAGATCTACGCATCAGCCCTGCCAGAGAAAGTCCGTCACCAAGGCATGATCGATTGCATGCTCGTGCTGGAATACAAGTTCATCACCTCCATCCTAGCCTACTGGTTCCCACACCGTGCTGACGAAGCCGTTGCAGTGGCCACGTACGCTCGCTTGACCAAGAAGTTCAAGCTGAAGGAAGTGGGTAGTTGGGGTGCGCTGCTGTTGTACCTTGCCGAACACATGCTCAGTGAGAAATCCCCACACTTCAAGAACAACACGTTCCAGAAGTTTGACGATGACTTCAACATCATCTACATGGTGAACGACATCCAGGGTCGGATTAAAGATTACCTGAAGAACATCCGGGATGAGTTCGAAATCGTCCGCCGTGACCCTACAGCGCTGATTCGGACTAACAGCAACACCGTTACAATAGATGGAGAGGTTTTAGTAAAAAACAAGCGCAATGTGTATTCGACGTATCGTCGCTACATAAACGACGTGATGGCGGACAAGAACAGCTTCATCATCAAAGAGCTGTCCGAGATCGTTGTCAGCACCATGCCTAAGCTGCCGTACCGCAACATGGTCGACACGCTTGAGTACATGACCCGCAACTCAGGGATCAAAGGCGATAAGAACGTTGCCATCCTGACTGACCTGGTCTTGGAGCACTTGTTTGAGTTCATCTCCAGTAACCGTGCCACTGTGAACACCCGCGACTTGGCTACGTTGTTGACCAAACTGAAGAACCTCTACACCGCGTCCCGTGCAGCGAACCCATTGCTGCTTGAGATCCGGAACATCGGGGAGAAAGTGGTCTTGAAAGCAGTGAAGACCAAGAACCCCTCGCTGGTGGCTTCTATCCGTACCGGTGTGCTCCTGTACGTCGTTCTCAGGACGATTACCATGAACCACTACCGCAAGTCCTAAGCAAGCAGCATAGAGCCCGGAGCGCTTGCTCCGGGCTCTATGCCGTTAGCGTACTTCTACAGCGTTCTTACCTGGTACAGCGTTACGCATGATGCTACTGGCAGAGCGCGAAAGATTGATCTCTCGACCCGGTCCAGTATTGCGATTGCCCAAGTTGATCTTCTCGATCATCTCTTCTTTGATCTGGTCCAAGTTACTGAACCGACCTGCATCGAAGTTCTGGTCGATCTTGCTGTACGTGAGCTCGATCTTGTTCTCAAGCTTACGTTGTTCCATTGGGGAGCGACAGTTAGCCAAGGCTTCCGACAGCTCATCCAACTGAGTGCGCAACTTCTCTTGGTGGTCATAGCGTTGCTGCTCGACCCACGAGAGTTTGTTCTCAGCCTCGTACACACGACGTTTCACCTCAGACAGCGTGATACCGTAATGCTCAAGGTTACCCGCGTACGTCAGGAACCAGTGCGCCATGAGCCACGAGATTACATGGTCATCGTGTCCGCTGGCATCGTGGTCGATCCGGTTGTTCTTCGTAACGAGTTTCGCAATCTCGCTCTGAAGCTTCTTGTCACGGACACTGGCACCGGAGCGCTTCGCCGCTTCTTGAATGATCGGACCGTACAGCATTTCCCGCAGAGGGCCGTTGGTTGGGAAACCAAAGTTCTTACGGTATTGACGGTAGTTGTCCCGGTCAGTCTTGAACGCTGCATAGCGAGCACGGCCAACGTTGGAGACTTCTTTATCGTCAACCACTGTGGAGTACAGACGCTTCGCAGGGTCGATACCGTACAGCGGCAAGTTGAGCAGCAGGTAGTCAAGGATACCGATCCATGTCGACTTCGCTTCACCAATCACCGTCATCTTCGGATACTTGGAAATGAACCGCGCCAACCACGACGAGAAGTGTTGCAAGTTAGAATCGTTGATCGTCCAAGCCCCCACAACTTCAAGGGTACTGTTATCCAGGATGACGCCCGTGATGTTGTCTCGACCAGTTGCGTTTGAAGTATCGACGCCCATGGTCAATTCACGTTTCAGAATCCCCGACCTAACTTCGTGCTCTGGAATGTGCCAGCGAACGATGTACTTCTCTTTCTCGTATTTCTCCGTGTACAGCGGCGGCTGTACCGATTCGTGGATCTTACGCAACAGCTTCTTGGTCAGTGGGTTGGAAAGCGTACCCGAAGTCCACTCGTTCAAGTAGTCTCGACGTACTTCATCACCCGACTGACGCGATTCCGCGATCTTCGTCCTGAGCCACTGGTCATCAAAGCCCAGTTGACGGTGGTTGAAGGTGCCGTTGATCAGCAAGGAGTCCTTGTTGCTACAGCAGTTACGCACAGTCTCGTACAGATCCTGCTGGTTCTTCGAGTCGTAGAAGATGTCGTCCCACTCTGCCCCGGACGTCATCATCTTGTACGCGTAGGCCCCTTCGGTGGAGTCCAGCATACCAGCCGTTGTAGTGAAGATGTTCCCGAATGGCAGGCCGTTGCGTTTGGCTTCGTCACGCGCAGCACCACCACCTGCAAGCATTACACCGAGAGAGATGTGAACGTTCTTCAAGAACGCAATCTCATCCGCATGTTGATGCGGTACGGTCAAACCCCGGCCCAGGTTACGTGCAGCATCCTCGTCTTTCTGCGGGATGTACACAACCATGCGGTTGCCTTGAGCCAAGTTGGTGAATTCTTTCTGGTTGTCCGTATCCTTCTTGGTAATACGCACCAGATACTTCGGCAACAGTCCCCTGAGTTTCTTGAGACGGTTGATGTGTTCCTTAAACAAGTCACCCTTGGTGAACAAGTTGGAACGGGCGTTACGTGCACCGAACAGCTGATACCAAACACTGATGCCGTCGGCGTTCAATGACTTACCTGTCTGACGAATCTGGACAAGGAAGTAATCGATGTGGTTCAGGAAGCTCCACCACAGAGAGATGTTCCCTCGGTTGGCATTGAGCTTGACAGGTGTGTCACCCGCAGTAGGTGGAACACGCATCACTTCTCGAATGAAGTACCACGGGTTGAACGTACATTCCACACGGATTTTAAACTGTTGACTTTCCGTGAGGTCTTCAGCAAACGGATCAACCCCCTGCAAGTCCGGCTGCATCAGCGCCAGCATGAACAGGTGGTTCTTGATACCCATGCGCTTCAACAGACCGGAGAATTCCAAGAACGAAGTGTTCTTGGTCTTCAGGTCCCAGTTCGCTGTGGGGTATCGATCCCAATCTTCATCGAAGAGAATCGTTTCCATGAATAATCACCGGAGACCTTGCGGCCTCCGGCGCCTATGTTGAGGTTAGTTGCTCTGCTCAACTGCCAAGCCGGTAACGCCCAACTCCAGACGGGTGTTGGAAGTGTCACGCAGCCAGCGGATGTAGACGGTTTCCCCGATGGTGACGTCGTTGAGGATCGAGAACTCTTGATCCCACTGACTGACGGAGAACTCGTACTGACGTCCTTTAGTGCTGATAACGAAGTGAGTAGGCAGTGGTGCCTTGACTTCACTGTTGTCATCGAACAGAGGGTTGACCCCGTAGAACAGTTTGTCGAACCACTGCGTTTGTGTAGCGCAGCCATTCTTAACAGACATGTACGACAGGTTGACGTTGACGAAACGGTTGCTGGCCACGATGCCTTCGCCGAAGAAGTCGACTTGGGTCGGATCGAGCTTGACTTGCCACTTGGTACCTTTCTCGATACCTGCTTGACGCAGGGCGATCTCGGTGTTCTGGACAAACTTGTGCTCTTTGAACATCGGGTCGACTTTGTCCAACTGCACGCCGAACTTCAAGCGCTGACGAGTCGTGTAGTTCTGACCGTCGAACACTGCTTCGTTCTCTGGCGTCTCCACGATGTTGCGCGGCAGGCGGTAGTAGACATCGCGGTCCATGCTGAACAACCAGAAGTCCAAGTCGTAGCGAGAGCCCGCCTTGTTCCAAGTTGGGAAGACGTACAGCTTGAGGCTGTAAGCGCTGTCCGCAGCAATCGCCTTGATAGCGAAAGGTTCAGTGATGTTGCCGTTCTCGGTCACACCGTGAGAGATCGAGTATTCCTGCTCGCTCAAGCGGTAAGACAAAGTCAATGGCATGATCGCAGACTGGATCGTCGGCGTGTACCATTGCAGACCGTGCAGGGACATCTTGCCCATGCCGTCCAACGTGATCGGTACATCGACAATCTCGCCGGTGTTGTACAGAACCTGGCCAGTGATGACCAATGTCTTGACGTCGTAGTTGATCGGAATGAGCAACAGGCGAGGATCGGAGTCCGACAGGTACGGGCTCTTGATGCTGATCGACTTGACGTTCTTCAGGCCAGCTTCCGAACGACGCACCAGTGCAGTGTTCTGCACCAACATGACCGCATGGGACAGTGGACCGTTAGCGCCGTACAGCACAACAGTCACCACCTCGCCATCAGGCAGTTCGCGGTTAGTGCTACCAGCCATCGGTGCCCAGATCGCTTTGTTGTTGATGTCGTCAGTCGCTACCAGTTCCAGTGGGATGTTCTCCCCTTGGAATTCCTGAGAAGGCGTGTAGTACGAACTGATGATTTCACCCGAGGTCTCGTTGATGTCGGTGCCCAAGAAGACCTTGTAGCAGTACGCATCGGAACGGTACAGGTGAACGCGAGCATCCACTTGCAGGCTGTACGGCATTTGACGGGTGTCAATGTAAACACGCCACGTCTCGGACTGCTTGCCTGTGCCAACGCCGAGCAACACGTCAACGTCAACGTCGGTGTTACTGCCTGGCTGAAGAACCCACGGGATCGAAGTGCTCAACCCAGTGGAGATGTCGTTGCCGGTAACGCGCCGGAAGCCGGTTTCCCAGTCGATGATCATGTCGTCCTTGTTCGGACACCAGACACCAGTCCCGGTCGGGCCGGTAAAGATCTCTGGACGATTCCAAACCTTGAAACCTCGATTGAGGTCGCTGTACCCGATGTCCGGGATTTCTGCGGACTGAACCACCAACGTCGTACCGTTACTGGCAACTAGAGTAACAGAGGTATCTGACATTTTATCAATCACGGGGGTGCTACCCCCGTGCTCCATGTAAACGATCTAACTTACGCCAGAGGCCGGATCGAGATGAACTGACTGATGTTTACTTTGTCCTTGAGGTAGATCCGAACGACCCGCCGCAAGAAGTTGTATTGATACAGCCCGAGTTCGAACGGCTCGTAGCTTTCATGAGGGTGGACATTGACGTAGTCAGGGTCTAGGTTCTTGGAGGTTGGTTCGTACGCCAGCAACCACTCGTACGGCTTGGACAATTGCTTGACCAGGTTGTCGCTGTACGCAGCGTTGTCGATGTCAGACTCATGGATGTACCCATCATTAAGGTCATGCATGATCTTGCTGATGAACGGGCTGTAGAGCACATGTGGACCAGGGATGATGTTCGGGCCGTCAATCACAGGCTGCCCCATCTTCTCGGTCATGTAGTCTTCGATCTCTTTATCAGTGGCCTCTGCCAACATGCGCATGGCGTAAGTGTCATCCAGCGTCACACCCCGCAATGGGATGATAGGCTCGATCACCTGATAAGGAGCACCGTTGTCCACGTTGTTCAGCTTGACGCCGGGTTTGTCTTCCACCCAGTCCAAGTCCGTCCGTTCGTAGATACGCCCGCCCGCAGTCACACGGATCACTTTATCGTCCCGCAGGTTCCACCGGTTGTTACGGCTCAGCCAACCCTGTTCGACATAGCCGAACTCAGACTGCTTGACTCGCGACATGTCCTTGTTACAGAACCCCGTACCGCGGATGGTGATTCGGTTAGGCGAACCATCACGAGTACGCCACACCTTATTGACGATGCAGATCTCGTTTGCATTCATGAACCAGTCGAGGCCTTCGATCAGTGAATGACCGTTGAGCCACAACTCCAGCACACCCATCGGGATCTCACTCAGGTTCAAGTAAGGAGTCCCGTCCAGACGCACTTCCTCAACGTTCAACGAGAAGCGCAACAGAGCGTCGGCGTAGTTCAAGTCAAGGTTGTAAGTCAGGAAACTGTCATCCAGTTTGATTGCGGTGTAGAACTTCTTGCGATCCACGGCCCACACGATGTTCTTGCCCACCACCGTGTAGTAAGCCTCATCATCCGTCACGTCGGTCCAACGGTTATCAGGGAAGCCGTTGACCATGTTGCAGACGTAGCAGCGGTAGTTGTAGATCGGCGACACTTCAGCGTCACCACCGAAGACTGTGGAACTGGTACGCCCACCTTTACCTACGAACGCTTCGATGTACTTGCAATTGACATTGCGAGCCACGTACCACTGCACGTTGGTGTTGATGAACCAGCCCAGCAACAGGCCATTGGCGTCGTATTCGTACACGGTGCTTTGACCACGCAGACCGAACGGCAACTCAACCCAGCGGTTAGCGTTCACGACCTTTTGAGGGGTGTCGGCCAACAGCTTACTGATGGCGTTGTACCCGTAGGCAGCTTCCACCATCTCGCGGGTAATCGTTCTGTCCGCAGCACGCATGATCGCTGGGTACATGGAGTCTTCCAACGCAGCGGCCTTCCAGACTGAGACCGTGGCCTCAGTACCGATGACGGCATCCATAAAGGCAGTGTCGCTCAGCTTGTACAACTCACGGATGTGGTGAGCTTCATCAATGAGAGGCTTGTCCATGCCCCCATGACGAATCACAAGCTGTACCGTCAGTTCGTTGACGACCGACATGCTTGGATGCGATGCGGCATAACGTTCCACGTACTGCACCGGGATCGAATAGTCACGGTGGGTCACCATGCGCAACGAGTCTTCGGCATTCTTGTGGTAGTAGACGCCCGTGTAACCATTGGCGTTAACCCGCTTGATCAGGAAGATGTCCAGATCATCACGGTAGTCAATGAAGTCATCGGTCTTTGCCGTCTGGTGCAGGAAGTACTTCTGCTGCGAATCCAGGTTGGACAAGAACACTTCCAACTGAGCGATCGGGAACTCAATGACTTCACGAATCGAACTGTCACGGATCACTTCCACCATGTCGCCACGTTTAACGGTAGCCACGTTGATGCTCTGCACCTTACGTCCATTCACAAACGCGTAGGTGTAGCCAGTCTTGGCCAACATGTCGCGGTAGATCTTGGAGATGGTGCTGATGTTGTCCGTGGAGACTGGCACCATGTAACGGTACTCAATCCCTTCGTTGATGTCGTTCGAGTCCGCCTTCTCAAAGTAGGCGTTCGAGTAGAAGCGGAAGTACAACGGTTCGCTCCCGAAGTCTCCCAGCAACTTGGTATCCTTAACAGCGATCGCCAAGTTACCATCTGGTGTGGCCAAGAAGAACACCCGCTCACGAGGAACCATGAGACCCGATTCAGTGTAGACATCGATCACCATGCGCTCCAAGACCATCTGCTGACTGGCGGCTGTCCAAGACAGTTGCGTCAGAGTCAACCCGAGGTTCGAGAAGATGACTGGGCCAACCTGATACAAGTGATACCAGTCGCCCTGAGTAGGCAATTGATACCGTGTCCAGATCAGGTCAGTGCTGCCACGAACCCCGATGGGTGGGCTGAGGCGAGCAGGACGGAAGATGTGTTGTCTGTCCTGCTCTGGTGCACACCACGCCTTAGCGTAAGCGTGGTTAATCAAGAAATCATCGGAGGTCATGGACTCACCCTTTCAATTAACGCAGTGCCGGATAGCGGTTACGGCCGACCGTCACGGACAGGTTCTTGGTGAACTCTTTGTCGTTGCCCGCAGTGATGAAGCGCTCAACCAACATGCCCAGACCCGACTTGCGCCAGACCTTGGAGTTAGCCGCAGCTTCTACCAACGCCAAGAAGATCGGCGGGTATTCCACAGCAGCGTTGATCAAGTCTTCTGCACCGAAGCCAAACCACGACTTGTTCAGAACAGTCACCATGAGACCGGCGTTGGCCATTGCCATGCGGGTGTTTTCTGGGAACGCCGCACGAGCGGCGTCGATGTAATCGATCATCGAGGACAGGTAGTTGGTGTCTTCTACCATACCCTGAATGATGTCGACCGGGTGACGTGTCCAGCGGTTAACCAGACCCACGATTTTGGCTTTGCCCTTCGTAGAAGTGGCTTCACCAGCGTCATGGTATAGATGAGCGTAATAAATTCCCGTCAGAATCTGCACTCTGCGCTGGGTCTCTTCATCCGTTCCAAGATGCTTGTTCAGTGCATGACTAACCCACGAGATGAACACTGAAGCTGGCAGATCACCCGCTCGCATCAAGTCCAAACGGGTGGTTTCGTTAGCGACCCAGTACGAGGTCAATTCCGCAACGCGGTAGACGAAGTCGTATTGAGTTTGGTTATTCACCACAACCCCACCAGGCTGGTTAGGGTCTTTACGCATGAACGAACGGCCGTCGACAAACACTGCATCTGGGTTGACTTTACGGCCGCCCATTTCGTGAATAGTGACGGGGATATTGAAAGTGGGAACCTTGTCGCCGTGCGGGGTTACCATGTGGACATTCCCGCCTTCAGCAATGATCGCACGCCCATTTGCCTGCGCAAGCATCAGCTCACTGGCAAGGGTTTCTGTGCGATGTTGTTTAAAAGACGTCGCGTTCCAAGGGCTGTCGATCATTTGCGGAACCTCTTAAGCCAGAGCCTAGTAAAAAAATACAAAATACTATGTGGTGGTGGTATCGAATTCACGATTACCGATTTGCCTACTTCCAGTAGGTGCGGGCCATACCATTCGTAACTTCACGCGCGAAGTTGATTTATTTTTTCCCATGGGAGACATGAAATGTCTGTATCGATGGCTTCGTCTTTGCCAAGAACGGAAGTTCTCGGCTTCAAGGACGTCAGTGGTCGTGGCCAACCGCTTGAGATCAGCACTCTGCCGATCTTCTTGCCGTACATGCCACTCCTGACGGCTTGGGGTCCTGAGGACAACGCACACTTGGTGTCTGGAACTGGCTTCAGCACTATTTACGGAGCCGAGTCGTTCGAAAGCGGTAGCCCGCTGCGTACGCACCAAAGTGTCCTGGCTCAAGAAACTCTGAACGTTGGTGGCATGGCGCTCGTTCGCCGTCTGCTGGCACCAAACGCTGCTCGCGCTAACGTGCGGATCTGGCTCGACATCGTTGCCGACAAGATCAAGCAGTACGAACGTAACATCGACGGTTCTTTCAAGAAGAAAGACGGCGCTCTGGTTGAAACCGGTCTGCCGGTCGATGGCCATCGTGCACGTTTCGTCGTCACCAAAATCGACACCCTCGATGCGCAAGCCGCTGACGGCGTTGGTAAAGGTGAAGCGATCACCGGTGGTCTCGTTTCCACCGATGGTACCGAATCCACCATGTACCCACTGTTCGATATCGACGCCCGCTTCTTCGGCGCGCGCGGTAGCAACACTGGTTTCCGCCTGGTAGCGCCTACCCTGAAAAGCGGCATCGCTGCTAACGCCGATCTGATCGACGAAAAGGGTGCTTACCTGTATCGCTTCTACGCGGCTAGCCGTGTTGATGCTTCGAGCGGCGGTTCCACTCTGTCCACCATGGACGGCGAGCAGTACGTTGAGTTCGCACTGAAGAAAGGTGTGGTTGATAAAAAGACCAACATCAATTACTCGGTCGACAAACGCATCCTGCCTGCTTACGAGAGCAAGGACCCGAAGAACTTCAACGGCTACGGCCCACTGAAGTCCTTCCACGTTTACCAAGCGAACGTGGCGACTGTTCTGGCCGAGATCTACGAAGCAGAGAAAGACTTCGGTCTGATCACTTCGGAAATCACCCCGGAGCAAACCATCAACCTGTTGGGCGCATTGACCCCAGAAGGTATTCCGTACTACAGCTACCAGATCCTCGGCCCAGCCGATGGCGGCGTGCTCTTCACCGAGACCGCTACTCACTGGCTGCAAGGCGGTAGCGATGGCGACATCGACGAAACCACCTACGACAAGCTGGTGGCTGAAGAGCTGAGCATCTTCGGTGATGGCCTGGTTCCGTACGCGGACAAAGCCAGCTACCCGATGTCCTCGATGGTCGATACCGGCTTCAGCGTTGATACCAAGCTGTTGATGGGTAACGTCATGCGCGTCCGTCCGGATGCCTGGGTCGTCGCGGCTTGCCAAGACGTCGCTGAGCCTCTGAACTCGCCTGCTGAAGATTCCTCGATCGGTGCCATGCTGCGTAACTCGCTGCAACTGATCCCTGAGTCCGAGTTCTACGGTACCGGCGCTTGCCGTGCTGTAGTCATGAAGCACGCTGGTACATACCTCGATTCCGATTACGACGGCATCCTGCCGTTCACTATCGATTGGGCTGTGAAGCTGGCTGTCTACATGGGCGG